GGGGATAGATGAAGAAATGGACTTCGGCCTCCCCTCGGTGGCCCTTTCCGGGGGATCTCTTTGGAGTGCTACCACCTCGGATCCCCTGGCGGATTTCAAAGCCTGGGCATCCTTGATGCGGAAAAGTTCCGGATACTCTCCCACCATGGCCGTACTGGGAAGCGATGCCGCCAGCGTTTTGCTGGAAAACGAAAAGCTGTTGAAGTTTATGGATATGCGCCGGGTGGATATGGGGGAGATCAAGCCCGCCGAGATGCCCAACGGAACGAGCTACCTCGGTCGCCTTCTCGCTCCCGGGGTATCTCTGGATCTCCTCTGCTACGAAGAGTGGGCGTATGACGAAGCCACGGGAACCAACAAAGAGATCGTCCCCGCCAAAAAGATTCTGCTCGCCAATCCCGCCAGCCGGTACGACATGCTCTACGGAGCGGTGAGCAACGTGAAGATTGGCGTGGTGGCTGCCCGGCGGGTACCCTTCAGTTGGGAAGAACCCGACGGTTCCGCCCGGTACGTTCGGCTTTCCTGCCGTCCCCTTCCCGTGCCGGTGGAGAAGAACGCATCCCTGCGATGCACCGTGCTGGGGTAGGGTCATGATCAGGGCGAAAATGTGGATACGCCACGATGGAACGGTATACGAAAAGGGAGACATCTTTTCCGCCGGAGAAGGGGATGAAAAGCGCCTCGTGGCCCTGGGGGCTGCGGAGTATGTGCGGAGTTCTGAAATGGAAAAACCGCATAACCAAAAGCCGGATGATCCCGAAGACCTTGAAGAAGAGACCAGCATCGAGGAGGGAAACCTTCCGGAAATTCCCGAAGAAGATGAAGACCCTCCTTCCCGGGAAGAGCTTGAAGAAGAGTATCGCCAGCTTGGAGGAAGGCCCCAGGCGGACTGGCCTCTGGAAAAACTCATGACCATGCTGGAGGAGCGTCGGGGGGAATGAGCTTCGCCCAATCCATGCGCCGAGCGGATGAAACCCTGCTCAAAACCTTTGGGGATCTCCTTTTTGTAGCAGATAAGGAGATCCTCGCCGTGCTGGATGAGGACCTCTACCAAAAGCGTAAACCTCGCAAGCAGGCGGACTATGCCGAAGGAATCTGGACGGCGGGGGTTATGCTGATTTGTCGTGAGGCGGATCTGGGCTTCCGCCCGAAAACGGGATCCCTACTCACAGTCTCCGGAAAGGAGTGGATCGTCTCGGAGGTGTCCCAGGGTGAAGGGCTTTTGGAAATAACGCTGGAAGCGAATGAAGCATGAGCGGTCAGAGAATAGCAACGCAATCTTTTCGCATGGAAGGGGCTCTTGAGGATATCCGGGATGCTCAAAGCCTTTTGCGGCACATCCCCAAGGGAGCGGAAAAGGCTCTTGCGAGAGCGGTAAACAAAACCCTCACGGGGACCAGAGCCGAAGCGGTACGTCAGGTGCGGGGAAAATTCATCGTCAAGGCGCAAACGGTGAGGGATACCATGGATGTTCGAAGGGCCTCCTATACAAAGCCCCGGGGATTTCTCGTTTCCCGGGGGAGCCCCCTTTCGCTCATGCGATTCAAAGTTACCCCCCAAAGCCCAAGATCTACCCGGGGGAAAAGCGTGCAAAGCCGCCCCCGGATTCGCCTCTCCGTTACCAAGGGTAAACAGGCGACGCTTCAGCGGGCTTTTCTGGCACGCATGAATTCCGGGGTGGGAGTTTTTCAACGTCGGGGACGAGGACGCAACGTTCCCTTGAAAAAAAAGTTCGGTCCTTCGGTGCCCCAGATGCTGCACCACGACCGAATAGCGGAGGAGATAGAAGCCACCGCAGCGGAACGAATGAAAAAGGAACTGAATCACCAGGTGGCATATCTGCTTGAGGGGGGGAAATAAATGCTCTTGCTCTGCGAAGCCCTGAAAACGCACCTCGAAGGGGTGGTACAGGAATTCCCGGTGCCGAAAAAGGGGAGTGGCCGCACTCCTCCGGAGGTGATAACCGGCTGGTTGATTCCCAAAAGTGCGGGGCCTCCGGGGGATGATCACGTGCCTTGCGTGCAGATCGTACCAATTGAGGGTTCCGACGGACCTCTCCCCGAAGAGGGGGGGCGATGCTCCGTGGTGATGGTAATTCAGACCTGGGCGGAGGATCACCGGGGGTGGATGGATTGCGCGAACATTCTTCAGGGAATCCGCACGTCCCTGCTTACCCTTCCCGGGCGTACCCTGGCGAACAAATACGCCCTTACTCCGAAGGATCGGAAGATCCTGGAATGGCGTTTTTTCGAGGATCAGCCAGCCCCCTATGGCATTGCGGAAATGACGGCCCATTTTGCCATCCCCGCCCCGATTCCCCCGTGCCAGTGGAATAGATAAGAAAGAGAGGTGACCGCCGTGGCGGTAAAAAGAAAAAGCGTAACCACCCCCGCAACGTGTGTCTACCTGGGGCCCAATATCCCCGGGGGAGCGTTGCAGACCAACCAGGTATTCCGGGGAGGATTGCCCCCCTGGTGTGAGGATTGGTTCGGGAAGATTCCCGAAATCCGGGAACTCTTTGTTCCCGTGGAAGAACTCGGGAATATGCGGAAGAAAATAAAGGAGCCGGGGACGAACGAATCCCGGCTCTTTTCCGTTGTCGCCCGGGCGTTGCAGGAGGTGAAATAGTTGGCCTACAGACACGGGGTATATAAAAGCGAAGTCCCCACATCCCTCGTTCCTCCGGTGCGAACCGAGGCGGGGCTTCCCGTGGTAATCGGTACCGCTCCGGTGCACCTCACGGACCCGGAATGCGTGAACGTTCCCAGGCTGGTGTACAGCTATTCCGAGGCGGTGCAGGCCTTCGGATTCAGCAAGGATTGGGAGAAATACTCCATCTGTGAGTTCACTTATTCCCAGTTTGCCCTTTATGGGGTGGGACCCTGCGTGTTTATCAACGTGCTCGATCCGGGGGAACATAAAACTGCGGTGGATCCTGCGCCCGTTGCCATCGAAAGCGGCAAGGCGAACCTCGGAGAAGGGGTGCTTCTGGACAGTGTAACGGTGAGCGGAGATCCCGCTCCCGTGGCGGGAACGGACTATGCCCTGGGGTATGACGACGAAGGCAACGCCATTCTCTCGGTACTCTCCGGAGGAAGCCTGGCGGAGGCGGAAAGCGTAACCCTGGGGTTCGATCGGGTGGATCCCTCCCAGGTTACTGCGGAGGACATCATCGGGGGGATCGACGTGGCCACGGGGAAACGTACTGGCCTGGAACTGGTAAACGAAATCTTTCCCAAGTTCCGGATTCTTCCCGGCCTGATCCTTGCTCCCGGGTGGTCCGAAAAGCCCGAGGTGGCGGCGGTTATGCTGGCCAAGGCGGAGAATGTGAACGGCCATTTTACCGCTCAGGCTCTCTGCGACATCCCTTCTGCTTCGGGAGGCGCAGAGAAATACACCGATGCTCCCGGATGGAAGCAGAACAACAACTATGCGGGGGAACGGCAGATCGTCTGCTGGCCCAAGATCAAACTCGGGAATGATGTGTTTCATCTCTCCACCCAGCTTGCGGGGCTCATGAACACCATCGATGCGGGAAACGAAGACGTGCCCTACGAGAGCCCCTCAAACAAGAACCTGCAGATGAACGCCCTGGTAAACGCTTCGGGGGAGGAGGTCAACCTGGGGCCGGAGATGGCGAACTACCTCAACGGCCAGGGAATTATCACGGCCCTGAATTGGGTAGGGGGGTGGCGCGCCTGGGGAAACCGCACCGCCTGTTACCCCGCAAATACGGATCCCAAGGATGCCTTCGTGCCCATTCGCCGGATGTTCGACTGGATAGGCAACGAGTTTATCCTTACCTTCTGGCAGAAGGTGGATGGCCCCATGACGCTGCGCCTGGTTAAAACTATCGTCAACTCCTTCAATGTGCGGCTCAACGGTCTGGCGGCACGAGAGTACATCCTCGGGGGCCGGGTGGCGTTTCCGGAGGCCGAAAACCCCCTTACGGATCTCATGGATGGCATATTGAAGTTCCACATTTACGTCACGCCGCCCCCTCCGGCGCGGGAAATCCGGGGAACCCTGGAATTCGATCCCCAGTATTTCCGGGCACTCTTCGATTAGAAAGGGGGATTGAACGATGGCAAGTACGAACCTGATTCCCGAGAAGAATATCAACTTTGCGGTGTACCTGGAGGGAACGGAAGAGCTGGGAAATGCGGAGGTTACCCTTCCCAAGCTGGAGCCCATGAGCAGCGAGGTAAAAGGGGCGGGCATTGCGGGGGTTTTCGACTCTCTCGTGCTGGGACACTTCGGCTCCACCACCCTAAGCCTGCAATGGAGAAGCGTCACCGAAAGCATCACCAAGCTGGCGGCCCACAAAACCCACTCCCTGGATCTCTACGGAGCACTCCAGAGCTATGATGCGGGAAGCGGCGAACACAAAGCGCAACAGCTTCACCTTTTCGTAAAGGGAACCCCCAAAGGCCCAGAGCTCGGAGCCCTGAACGTGGGAGATTTGGGAAACCCCCAGATGGAATTCGAGGTGCTGTACATGAAACTCTCTCTCGATGGAAGCGAAAAGATTGAGCTGGACAAGCTCAACTACATTTACCGGGTGGATGGGGTGGACTACCTCGCGGGAGTACGCTCCGCCCTGGGGAAGGGATAGAACATGAAGATCGAACTGAGCAAGCCCTTTGAATTCGAAGTGGGAGGAAAGAAAGTCCGCCATACGGTACTGGAAATCCCCCTGGAGGAAATGACCGGAAGTGACATGATCGCCGTGGAAAACCAGCTTCAGGGGGAAGGAAAGTTCACCATGCTGGGAGACTTCAGCAAGCAGTTCCAGATTCGCCTGGCCTCCCGGGCTCTCAAAATTCCTGTGCAGATTCTGGAGAGGCTTCCCCTGCGGGATTTCAACAAAGTGGTTACGGCGGTGCAGGGTTTTTTGCTGGGCTCGGAATCTGGGAGCCCGGAGGAGGAGCAGGAAGAAAAGACAGAGACTCCCCTGGCAAAAGCCTCAAACGCATAGCCCTGCGGCTTGCCCGGGCAGAGACGGCAACCCCCGTAAACGCCTGGCTGGATCTTCCCGTGGCAAGCCTCCCCGAATGGTGCGGGGTGGTGTTGGAAGAGAGTAAAAAAAGAAAATAGCTCCCGGAAAAACGTATCCGGGAGCCGTCTCTGATGAACTAACGCCGAGCTTCTTCCATGCCGAGCTGCTCTTTGATGGCGTGTTGAAGCAGGGCGGAGAAGTTGACCCCCTTTGCTTCGGCAGCCCGGTTAAGCCAGTAGGGGAGGGTCAGGGTTTTTTTCACCGCCTTGCTCTCCATCTCCTCTCGAACGAGGGGCATGATGGCGGTGATCATTACGGTTTTTTCGTCGCTATCAAGCTTTATTTTCGAGAGCGGCGATGGGGCGGGAATAGGTTCTCTATTCTCCTCCATGCCGAAAAGATGAAGCTCCAGGGCTTCCGTGGCACGCCGAATTGCCTGGGCATCGTTCTCTCCCTGGCTGACACAACCGGGGAGATCCGGGAAATATATGCCGATACGCTCATCTGAGTTATAGTGCAGCACTGCGGGGAAATCATATCTATCCTGCATAAGAAGCACTCCTTTCGTGAGGTTTTTCAAGCGGAGATTAAAGATCAATCCCCGCCTGTTTCGCTATGCTCTTGAGAATTTTTATGTCAATGTCTTTTGTGGGGTGAGGGATTGTTACGGTTCCCGGGTGTGTCGGGTGTTGGAATTGGTGGTGGTCTCCTCTGATTCGTTTCAGGATCCACCCCTGGGCCTTGAGAATTTTGATAATCTCCTTCGAGCTGTAGCTTTTTCCCATGCGTCTCACCCCTTCTGTGGGTATTGTAACACGTGTAAAACGTACGTGTCAAAGATGGTTTTGTAAAATTTATCCGAGACGAAACAGGCAAGACGTAGTACACTAGGGAGCAACGCTTAGAAGCTTGGGGGGAGCGGCATGGAGCATAAAAGCGATGTGGAACATAGGGCAGAAAAAGAATATAAACACAAGAAGCATGGTTTCAACTTTCTATTGAGGGAAGTGCTCTCTAATGCGCTTCACTCCTGTCTTATTTCGGAAGATTGCGAAAGCCCACACATAATCCTGAATGCAACTCATGATGAAAACCGCACGCAAATTCTGGTTTCTGATAACGGTGAAGGATTTACGAAGGAAAACTACGATTGCTTCGATGTCCTTGATAGCGTGAACATCCGGAAAGAGCGTCGACGCTTCTCCCCCAAAGGCCAGGGCCGTCTGGCGATAGTGTACTACACCGATCATTGTGAATATAATTCAACTTTCCGTGATCAAGATGGTTCTGTATGGCAAAGAATTTTTGATTATCCTAAAAGGGATGTTGCAGGACTTTTTGATGCCCACGAGTCTTGCCCCTCAGAAAATGAAACTATTCAAACTAGAGTGCAGATGTCCTGTATAAGTCAACAAAAACAGTTGCGAGCAAAAACTTTCTTTTCCGGGTACGATTCTGCGGAAAAGCTTAAGGGTTGGATCCTTTCCAATTTCATGCCGTTTTTCCTCCCGGACGACGAGGAGAATATAGGATCAAGAAATATTGTTTTAGATATAAGCTTAAATGGTGATAATGCAAAGATTAGCCGAAACGATCTTGTCCATGACGTAAAACGTTTAAAGTTCTCACTTTCCCTGGATGGCCTTGAACATTCGTTTCAGCTTTGGCTTTTGCAAGATTCTACAGAGGCGGGGAAAAAAATTCCGCTTATCTCTTGTGCGAGAGGGTTGGTGGTTTCTGTCAAGCCCCGCTTGGAGTACGAGTTTGCTCCAAAAGAAGGGTATAAAGTTTTCATGGCATCTGGGTATTTCGATGATCGGGTTTCAAGCACTGGGGACACTCTTGATCTGGAGCCCGATGTTTACGAAGCCATAAAGAAGCAGGTTTACGACAAGCTGGACACTATTTTTTCCGCAGAGATAGAAGAAAATCGGCGCCAGACGAAAAGAAATTTTCAGGAATTTGAAGAAAAACTTCCACCTTTCTCACAGTTCCTTGAACCAGAAGAACTGGCGGTGTCTTCCCGGATGGTTTTGCCTGAGAAGGAGATTGTGAGCAAGGCATGCTGCAAGAAAACGGAAGAGGAGTTAAAGTTCTTCCGAGGGGAAGAGACCGCGTATCGGGATCAGGTTATGAGATCTGGCTTGGCTGTCTATGTAAAGCACAGAAAGGCCGTGCTTGAAGAATTTGGAAGAATGTTAGAGCTTTATCAGTCTGGGAGCGCTCTCGAAAAAGAATTACATCAGATAATCTGTCCTTCGGGTGATTACAACGGAGAGGAAGATTATTTTAAGCACAACCTTTGGCTTGTGGATGATAAGTTTGCTTATTTTTCCCGCACTCACTCGGCTGGAAATGGCGAGGCAGCATCCGATATAATTATACGTGCTTATGCTGATAACAACCCAGAACCTGCCGAAATAGTTTTCATAGAATTGAAGCGTCCTTTTGGGGCTCATAACGCAGGAGATAAAAACGAAGATATGACGGAGCAGGTTGTCCGGTATGCAAAAAATTTTTTTAAGGCCGGGAAAGGGCTTGGAGCAAACGGCGGCGCAATTGACATTGATACAAGTAAGTGTCGTTTCTTTGGATATATACTTGCGGGAAGGGATGATATAGAAAAAGAGAGGGAAAGGAGATATGAAAAAGACACGAGGGATGTCTACACCAAGATACCTTTTTCAAGTTTTTCTTTCTACAGGGATGTTGGCATAGGAGGACTCGATAAACCCGAAAAGATGATGCGAGTCGAAATGTATGCCTATTCCGATCTCAAGAAATTGTGTGAGAACCGTAATAGGGTCTTTTTTAACCTTTTAGACAAGCCTATCAGGCGATGATTTTTCCGCAAAAGGTTTTGGAACACTCAGCCACCGCCCTTCGGGGTAGGTGGCTTTTAAATTTAGTGTCATCTTGACAAAGATGTAAAGAAGCTGTATAAATCTTTGTGGAGGTGATGCCATGGCGAGGAAAATTTTTTCCACCACGATTGACGAGGATATTTTACAAGAATTCAAGGTGGCTTGCACAATCAAGCGTAGAAACATGAACGAAGTTTTAGAAGAGTTTATGCGTGATTATGCCGAAAAAGTGCAGGCAAAAAAGTAACCCTGATAGACTGTCTCCCGCCAAGAAGTTCAGTCTACCAGGGCCCAGGAAAGGATTGCTCCTCTCATGTGGTGATTATAGCACACGAGAGGCTTCCTTTGGCATGGCTGAAAGGAGGTCTTTTTTCATGCCCGAAGAAAGACAAGAGAAATACGGCAAGGGACACCCCTACAATAACCTGCCTAAAGCGAAAATGTGCTCTAAGGCTTTTCACGAAGCTTACACCCTCTGGAATTCCGGGGTGCGAACCTTTCCGCAGGAAATAAGCACGAGCTGGGCATACGGATTCAGTGTGTTCGTGTTTTTTTGCGATATCCAAGGTGTGTTCCGAAGAAGGGGACAACTCCCGAAACGGGAACATTTAAGAAAAATACTCATGAATAGACAGGCGATTCTGGAAGAGCACGGGAAAAGGCTTCAAGGGAAATTCGAGGTTTTCACGCTCCGGGTCATCCCTGTTTTGGGATATTCTCAAGATGCTGTTTTGGAGGTGTAGAGATATGAACGAACTCGGGATTTTTATTCAGAACGATAGGGTAGTGGTCAGCAGCCGGGATGTGGCGAGGGTGTTTGAGAAGGAGCACCGTCGAGTTATGCAGGATGTGCGAGATCTTGATTGTAGTGAAGAATTCGCACAGCACAATTTCGTGCTCTGCTCCTACATGGACGCAAACAGCCGGGATCGCCCTCAATACCTCATCACCCGCGACGGATTCACCCTTCTCGTCATGGGCTATACGGGAAAGAAGGCCATGGAGTTCAAAGAAGCCTACATAGGCGCCTTCAACCGCATGGAGGCAGAGCTACGAGAGAAACTGCCTCCCAGGGATTACGCTGCCGCTCTTCGGGCGTATGCCGACGAGGTGGAACGGCGTGAACTCGCTGAAAAGCAAAGAGAATATGCCATACGCACCAAGGCTGAAATCGGCGAACGCCGCGAGGCTACCGCCATGAACACCGCAAGTCAGGCCATGAAGCGGTGCAACAAACTGGAAAACGAGATCGGCAACGGAAAAACGTGGAAACGGGCTAAGGGCATCAAATGGCTTACGGAGTACTTCGCTCCTTCGCAAGGAATGTGGAGCGCCATAGGCAAGCGACTCAAGAAAATCTCTACGGAAATGGGGTTCGAGGTTCGCAGGGTGGAAGATTCCGAGTATGGGGCTGTCAACGTTTATCATATCAACGTGATTGATATGTTTCATGCCAAGGTAAAAGCAGATCCCTACATGCTCCAGAAATACCGCAAGGCATAAGCGCATAGACGAAAACTGACCAAAGCCCCTCTCCGGAGGGGCTTTTTGCGTGCATATCAGTCAGAACACATTCACGAGGTTATGCCACAAGGCCAGGGCGATGGCCCCAAAGATAAGGCAGCTCAAAAGAGCTATGGCAGCGCAGGCGACAAATTGCCCCCCGTCTATGGCAAGCCCCGCCAGAGCGAAGAGAGCATCTGTAAACCACGAAACCCAGTCCCCGAAGGTTGAACCCGGCGGAGGGAAAATCCTTTTTGTTGTACTCATGGAAGGCACCTCCTTTCCCCCCGAGTATACCTCATTGTGAAGAGGAGGTGAGAATATGGCAACGAACCATCAGGTATCCTTTGTCCTTGGGGCATCTCTTGCCAGCGGTTTTGGCAGCGCTTTCGCCGCTGCCGCAAACACCATGGGCCAGCTCCAGAGGCGCACGGGAGAACTCGGAAAAGCCCAGGCGGAGCTGCAAAAGTATCAGAAGCTCAAGATAGATACGAAAAATGCGGCCATGCAGCTTATGGACGCACGAACCAAAACCGAAAGCTTCCGTCAAACTCTTGCGGCGGCAGAGACGAATACCCGAACGCTCCAAACGGCCTTCAACGTTGCCGCCTCCCGTTCCACCGCCCTTAAAAACTCTCTGGATACCCAGAAGGCGGCTTACACAAGGGCTCAGGCGGAAGTGCAACGGCTTTCCACGGCCATGCAGAACAGCACAAACCCGACCAGGCAGATGAGCAATGCCCTGAGTGCCGCAAAGCAGAGAGCCACCGAGCTGGGGCAGGGGGTACGTTCTTCTCAGAGTGCCTTTCAGGCCGCCAAGGCGGAAACGGACAGGCTGGGCAAAAGCCTGCGGCAGGCCCAGAGCGAAACGAAGAATGCCCAGAACAATTTCAACACCGCCGCCGGTGCAGCATCAAAGCTCGGGGCCTCCATAAAGCAACAGGGACAGGAGCTGCGATCTCTGGGAAGCCACTTGCAAAATGCGGGAGTAAATACCAAAAATCTTGCAGCGGAACAGGCAAGGCTGGAGCGGCAAGCAAGCAGGATGGCGGAATCCCAGGCAAGGCTTCAGCGATCCCGGGCGGCCCTCGCCCAGACAAAGCAGAGCCTTTCCATCAATAATATCAGCGGTGAAATGATGGCAGCCATGGGGATGTTCCGCCTGTTGAAAGCTCCCGTCATGGCGGCGGCGAACTTCGAGCAGGCCATGGCCAAGGTACAGGCTGTTTCGGGAGCCTCCGAGGGGGATTTGAAATCTCTTACGGAACAGGCCAGACAGCTCGGGAAGGATACCCAATTCTCCGCCACTCAGGCAGCCCAGGGACAGGAGCTTCTTGCTCGGGCCGGATTCAAGGCGAACGAAATCATAGCCTCCATGCCGGGGCTCCTGAACATGGCCGCCGCCGAAGGCATGGAGCTTGCCCAGGCTGCGGATATCGCCTCGAACACCCTGCGGGGCTTCAACCTTCCGGCGGAACAGACTACCCGTGTGGCGGACGTGCTGGCCAAGGCCTCCGCTTCGTCGAACGTGAGCATAGCCTCCCTGGGGGAATCTATGAAAATGGTGGCCCCCGTAGCCGCGGGGCTTGGCATTTCTATCGAGGAAGCCACCGCTATGATCGGGGCCATGGGAAATGCCGGTATCAAGGGAAGCGAAGCGGGAACAGCTCTTCGAGCAGCCTTGATTCGGTTAAGCAAGGAGCCCAAACAAACGGAAGAAGCCCTGAACAGAATGGGGATTTCCGCCAAGGATGCCCAGGGGAATTTACGAAAAATGCCTGACCTCATGAAAGCCCTTTCCCAGAGAATGAAGGGCATGGGTGACGCGGACAAGATGGAAGTTCTTTCCAAGATTTTCGGAACGGAAGCATCTGCCGGCATGCTGGCCATAATGAGTGCCGTAGAAAGCGGGAATCTCGAAGCCCTGGAAGAGGGCCTGAGAAATGCCGGAGGGGCCGCCGAAGAGATGGCCCGAACCATGAACGACACCGCCCAGGGGGCCATGAAGAGGTTTGTTTCCGCCACGGAATCTATTTTGATAGACCTTGGCAACTCTCTTCTCCCCGCTTTTACCGATTTCGTGGAGGTTCTGGCTAAAGGCGCTGCGGCGGCATCGGATTTTGCCCAGAAGCACCCAAAGATTACCATGGCTCTTACCACAAGCGTGGCGGCCCTGGGGGCGTTCAACCTTGCTTCTACGGCTACTTCCATCGCTGTACGGATGATCCGGCTTCCCTTTCAACAGCTCCGGGTGGTTGTCGATTCAGCCAGGGGGATGTTGCTGCTCCTTGGAGATTCGGCAATATGGCTCAAAACGAAATCGCTTATTCTCGCCGGGGCTACCAAAGTGTGGGCGGCGGCACAGTGGCTCTTGAACGCTGCCATGAATGCCAGCCCTTTGGCTATCTTTGCCATAGTTGCCGCAGCCTGGGCTTTATTCCGCAACTGGGATAAAGTGAGTGCCGGTATTGTCATGGCTTGGGATTGGGTGTGGAGCAAGATAGCGGCCTTTGGTGCCTGGCTTGAGAGCACCTTTACCTGGAATAGCCTCATCTCGGGATGGGAGCTCGTAAAGAAATCCTTCGGATCGGTCGGAGAATCCCTGGCCGGGGTAGGAGAAACTTTAAGTTGGGTGTGGGGAAAGTACCTGGCATTCGAAGAATGGCTTGGAAGCACCTTTACCTGGGAGAATCTTCTCCTTGGATGGGAGGTCGTAAAGAACGCCTTTGCCGCCATCCCTGGGCAGATCATGGAGGCCTTGGCAGGAGTGGGAGAGGCTATCATGGCCCCCTTCCGGGAGGCTTTTCAGTGGATTCTCGGTAAGCTGGATGCCATAAAGGGAGCCTGGGAGTCGGTGGTTGGTTTCTTCAGTTCTTCCGGAGATGTCGAGATGCCTCAAACCGTTGTCTCCAATGGTAAGGGGGGCGAAGTAAAGCTTCCGAATTTTGGCGGGGCCATGGCTGCGGGTGGCCTTGTCTCCAGCCCTCAACTCAGCCTTATCGGCGAAGCCGGGAAGGAAATGGTTATCCCCCTGGAACGTCAGGAAAGAGGCAGAGCCCTATGGATGCAGGCCGGAGAAATGCTCGGCATGATCTCCAAAGCCGGAGGAGCCATGGCAACTCCCAAGCCTATACCGGAATTCCGGGGATCCGGCATGCCTCTCTACAAAGCGGCGGAGGGATTATCTTCCGGAGATACCGTAAACAACACCGCAAACCACAGCCAGCACAACGGGGGAGACACCCATGTGCATATTACCGTAAACGGCGGTGGGGAAGGCGGGGATTCCATAGCGCAGAAAATCGCCGAAGAAGTCCGGCGGGTACTGCGGGAAACCCAGGAATACAACCAGCGCACGAGCTATGCATAGAGGAGGGGGAGCCGGTGAAAATCTACAGGACCGTACAGGGGGATACCTGGGATCTGATAGCCCTTAAAATGTACCCGGATCTCGGCAGGGAAATGCAGATGTCTTTTCTTCTGCGCCATAATCCCGATCATGCGGAAACGGTGATCTTTCCCGCTAACG